GAGATACAACACTTGATGATATTTTAAATAGACTTAAGATGGTTCGTAAAGCATCAATTAATGCTACTGGTGGAATAAAAGAATTACTAAAGCAAACTGGTGGAAAAGGTTTAACTCAGTTTGGTGGAGTTATGCAAGATTTGCTTAAGTCAAACCCTGGTGGAATAAGTAGAGAATTTCTTGATTTTATTAATCAAATGGATGATAAGACTCGTAAAATTTATTTAACAGAAAAAAATGGTATTGCAACATTAACAGATAAAGGTAAGGCACTTAAAGAAGCGTATGATGAAGCAATAATCGGTGAGTATCAATATTCACAGCAAGAAAGTTTAGATTCTTCAAAGGCTCAACTTGCTGCTCTGCAAAAGTTAAAATCTGCTGGCGTTCCTACTGCTCAAGCAGTTGAAATGGTTGCCGATGCTGAACTTGCAGTAGCAATAAATGGAGCAGATATTAGTTCTGAAGAATTAAAGAGAATGGCAGAAGATGCCAAAATTGCCGCAGATGAATTAGAAAGAGTTGGCGTTGCATTAAAACTGGCAACTCCTGCTGGAAAAATAGAAATAGTCCAAGGAGAATTATCAAAAGCAAATGATTACTTTGATAAACAGGGTGCCTTAATTGAACAACAAAGAAAAGCCTCTCCAGTATACAAGGCTCTTACTTCTGAAATAGATAAACAAACACAGGCAATTGAAAATGCCAATGATGAAATAGATGGCTATCAGTCAAGCATTGATACCGCTCAACGTGATCTTGAAGTAAATGCTGTTTATGGAAGCCGAGTAATTGATAATCTTAATGCACAGGTTGACACTTTAAATAGAACTGCTGATATTAATTTTGATAGACCGCTTGCAAATTTAAGTGATGAGTCTAATATTCTTTCCAATACTCTTGGACTTATTGATAAAGCAGAAGAAAAGATTAATAAAAGATACGATGCTCAAGAAGAAGCGTTATCAAAAATTTCACAACTTAACTCAGAGATTGCAGCACAAGAAAAACAAAGACTTACACTTGCCGATGCATTAAGCCAAGGAGACATTGCTGCTGCCGCAGCCGCTGCTCAAGAAATGAGAGCAACTGCTGCAGAGGCTGCTTCACGCAGATCATCAGGAACACTTGCCGCTGCAAGAGAAGCAGAACTTGGTGGAGTATCAGTTAGCGGAATGACAAGAGTTCAAATTGAAGAACGTCAATTCCAAATAGGTCAAGAAACATTTGCACTAGAACAACAACGTCAAATTGTTGAAGCCAACATTCAAAGAATTCAAGATTCTATTTATGCTAAGGAACAATTAAGACTTCCTCAGATGGCAGCAATACAAGGATATCAAGATAAAATTTATGCAGTACAAACATTGCAGTTAGTTCCGTCACAAAAAATTCTTGAAGATACTACTAAAGCCAAAGATGCTTATGAAAAAATGACTAAAGATGCTATTGACCAGTTAAGTTATTTTGGACTAACACAGGAAGAATGGGTAACTATAAACACTGAACTGGTTGCTGCAGAGTCTCTGAATAAAAAAATTGAAGATGAAACTTCTGCATCTGCCATTGCAGCAAAGGCTATTTTAGATAATTGGACAAAGACTAAACCAAAACTTGATGAATCAATTAAACCTGCAACTGATCTTAAGGGTATTATTGCAGAATCTGCAACAAAATCTGCAGGAATTCTAGCATCATGGAATGCTTTGAATAAAACTTTTACCACAACACATATTATTAATACTGTTTATACATCTTCAGGAAGTGGTGCAGGTTCTGGTTCAACATCGACAGGTCCTCTTGGTGGACTTGCTGCAGGAGTTATTGCAGGAGTCAGACCTACTGGAAAAATGTACGGTGGAAAGATTATGGCAATGAATTATGGTGGTATGGTACCTAACTATATGGCTTCAGGTGGAAGGGTTGGTTCTGATACCGTCCCAGCAATGCTAACCCCTGGAGAGTTCGTAATGAATAAGGCTGCAACTAAGAGGTTTGGTCCAATGCTTAATCAGATGAATAACTCTAAGTTTCCTTCAATGATTGAAGATATGACTCCAGCAGTTTACTCATCTAATAACTCATCTATAGTTTCTCCAACTATTACTTCTGTAGCAACAACTGTTTCAGATAACTCAAGCACCATGTATAATTATAATATTGGAATTAGCGTTCCACAGTCAAATGCAAGTTCTAACGATATTGCCAGAGCAGTAATCGGTCAGATTAAGTATATTGATTCACAGAGAATTAGAGGGCAGAAGTAATGGCTACCGCAGCATATTTAACAGGTCGTCGTAGATATCAACGCCCACAGGCTCTGCTTTGGTCTGAGAACGCTGGAACCTTACAAGATGGAGTTTATGTACCAACAGGCTATGAAATAGGCGTAGATGCCCCAGAGGGGGCTAGTGAAGCCCTCCTAGACCAGTTCCTTATCTTGTCTGACCATAATCGAGGGGAACTTCAGTTTAAGCCAACTAGAATTGAACAACGTCAAAGAACTATTAATGGTAGGATGAGGTCTTATCATATTGCAGATAAATTAACTATGTCCTTGTCTTGGAATAATCTTCCATCTAGAGGCTTTCATTTACCTGCTGATTTTAATCCAACTACTGGATCTTCCCCATATAAAAATGTATCAGGTCAAGAATATACAGCAGACGGTGGTGCTGGCGGTGTAGAACTACTTGATTGGTATGAAAATCATAAGGGACCTTTCTGGATGTTTTTATCATACGATAAGTATAATAACTTTGGAAGTGATAACGCAGCGTATGGTCACTTAGCACAATACAATCAAATTATGCAAGTTTACTTTGCTGACTTTAACTATACTGTTGTAAAACGTGGTGGGGCTAACCATGATCTTTGGAATATTTCGGTAACGCTGGAAGAGGTCTAGAGTGTTTGTAAATGAAGAACTAAAAACACATCTAGAAACATCTGCAACAGTTAGGTTGCAATCACTTGTTTTGGCTGAGTGGAATATGAATATGCCAGATAATATATTTAAACTTGGCAACTATAGATATAGACCATTTGACAATACGTCTCAATACTTTACATTGCCAAACGACTTTGATCAGTTAGACACTGGAAATTATTTTACAGGCGCAACAGATGCTGATGTTGTAGTTGACGGTGGTTTTACAAACTCTAATACTCCACAAGTATTTACATCAACTAAAGATAAGATGAAGATGATCTATTCTTTAGAAGACTGTTTAAAACCATTTAGACCTAGATCTGGAATTAATAAACCTTTATATTTTAATAATAGATTTATAGCGAACTCTGGTGCTTCTATGGCGCAAAGACCTAGATATTACATGCCTTCAAGATATGACGAGTTTAAATATTGGACATCGTATAGAACAGAAAGTAATATTGAGCGTGGCATTGCAAAAAATATATCAAACAATCTTTATTATATTGATGATGCAGTTCCATTTGTTGTATATAAAAATAATGTGCCAACAAATAGAATTATTATAAAAATGCAGACAAATGTTGGAGATGTAGACCTTGGACCTTTTACAACGGCAACTACATCAATAAGTGACCCACTATTCGGGACATTAAACAAGACAACTCCAAGCAGATGGAAAGTGCAATACCTAAAAGAAAATAGTTGGGTTGATGCATACTCATTTACAGAAAATGATACACGTAGTTCTGGCGAAGCAATTATAGATACTGATGGATATGTAGAACTTGAATACGGTTTAATTATTCCAGAAGAGTATAAAGACTCTTTTATTTTTGCTTCAACATTATCATCTGATATATTGTTACCAGAAACATCTGTCGAAGGTTACGCATATCTTGTTATTGAAAATGAAGGTGATCGTGGAACATTCCATATATGGACTAACGGTGACTATGCAACATTTACCCCACAGTATGGATGGCAACTAGGTTCAGAAGAGGTTGCAAATAATACAAACTTTGTAACTGACCTAACATCTCCAGACTCATTTGATAACAATATTTCGGGGGACTTAACTTATAGAGAGTTTCAGTATATACGTGGTATCAGAGTTGTAGTAGATACAATGAATAAGTTTGACTCTACCTTTGATCTTATCGAAATGTCTCCTAGATTAGTGCTTGATATTTCTGACAAGGTTGTTGATTTTAAGATTACAAAAACACTTTCTGATATTGGTATAACATCTTTACCAGTTGGACAACTTCTTGCTTCAAATGGAACCATATCTTTATTTGACGATGACCAAGCATTTAATGAAAATAACTCATCAAGCATTATTTCAGACTATGTTCGTAAAAATATAAAGTTTAATTTTTATGAAATAATCTTAGATGTTGATGGGTTTGACTATTACATTCCAATTAAAACTTTATACTCAGAAGGTTTTCCTCAAGCCGATGTTACTGCTGGAACAATATCGATTAACCTTAGAGACTTTTTCTTTTTCTTAGAGTCAATGCCAGCGCCAAGACTTTTAACAACACAAACATCTTTAAGTTATGCTATAACAACGCTTCTTGACTATATTGGTTTTACAAACTATACATTTAGAAGAACAACTGGAGAATCAGATCCAATCATCCCATACTTTTTTGTTGCACCAGATCAAAATGTTGCACAGGTTTTAAATCAACTAGCCCTAGCAACACAAACAGCAATGTTCTTTGATGAATATAATAACTTTGTAGTAATGAGTAAAGATTATTTAATGCCAACCGAGGCTCAACGATCAACAGACTTTGTTCTTTCAGGATCAAACAATCAAACAGATGCAGGGGTAACTGAGAATGCAACATCTGGAAACTTGCCAAATATTCTTTCTATAGCATCACAAGATAAAAAGATTTATAATGATGGAAAGATTAACTATACAACCAGATATATTCAACGAACTTATGGATCTATTGAACAGCCATTTTTTCTTGCAAGTGAAAAAACTTGGGTATACAAACCTTCTTTACTTTGGGAAGTTTCTGGAACAGATAAACTAACAACCATTAATTCATCAACACAAAAAAGCAGTGCCTATGCTTTAGGAGCAATGCCACTAAACTCAATATTATCTTCAGCATTACCTACAGTAGTAAACCATTCAGTTACTAATAACATAATTGACCTAGGTGAAAATATTTATTGGCTAACCAGATATAACGGATATCTATATTCAAATGGTGAAATCATTAGATATGACGCTGCTGAGTTTAACGTTACTGGAACTGGAAACGTATGGATTAGCAGCAACCAAGAGTATCAAAAATATTTTGCATCAATACCATTTAATGGAAAAATCTATCCTACTGGTCTTATAAGAATCTACTCAACTCCGTACTATGAAACCGTAGATGGACTTACTAGACTTCAAAATGGTGCCGTTCTTGATCATGGTCGTGGTCAGTTTGGAACAACCGTAACTGAGCATACTGCTGGTATAAGTGATTACTGGTCTAATAATGATTATGTTCGTGGATGTAATATGCAGGCTGGCTTTATGTTTACAACACAGTTAGATGAAGATGTCACATACCCAGCAACTACCGTTGGCGCAGCAGGCGTTGACAATGTTCTTGCAAAACAAACAACACGCAATGGAATTATTAAAAACTTTATGGCAACTAACTATTTAACTGAAACACAAGTTAATAACTTAAAAAGTACTCAAACTGGAACTATTCAATCATCTGCATTTGTTATGAATGGTCCATCATTTAAAACTACAGATGTTCCGCTTAACTTTGTTTCCTATGTTTATAAATCACTTAATAATGCATATAAACATTTTGGAACAAGAATGAGAATAGTTGGTAAAATTGAAAATAATACTAGTAGAACTCAGACACCAATTGGCAGTACAACATACTACCAGGCTTCAGGTACACAGCCAGATCAAAACGTAAACATTGGTGGTGGAAGCGGTGGGCTTGCAGTTCTACTAAATCCAGAAACAAATA